AGACTATTGGAAGGGTCATTCGTTTAGGTGATGAATCCAAAAAGTTTGGTCTGGTTGTTGTTCCTGTTTACAATAGAGTTGGTATCTCCACTGCTAAATCTGTTCAGGCAGTTGTTGATATTATTTTTCACAAGGGTGAACCAGCAATATCGGTGGTTCGTAGGTGAGACTCAATGAGAACCCAGTGGTAGACTGGGGTCAAAACCTGATTTTTTGATGATTCTATCCCAAGGGTGTGATAGGTCATTTACCACAAACGAAAACACCGATTTATTCTAAAATGTAATTATGGGGCTTGACATCCCCACCCAAAGATGTTAAAATAAACAAATCAATCAAATCGCATTCTGCATCTTGGTTGATACCCAAATACAAAAGTAAAAGGAGTCAATTATGTCTTATGAAATCGCTATCGTTGGTCCACATCAAATCACTGGATTCAATGGAACTGGTGTAATCAATCTTGAAGATTATTACACCGTTGAGATACCCAAAATGGAAGGGCATCAGTTTGAGTATATTAGCTCATTGGATCTTTCTGTCGTAGATGAATACGATGAGATCTGGTTAAATGATGCTATTCGTGAAGTTGGAAATACTGAAGATCGTATCGAAGATTTTATGGTTAGATTTGAGGTTGCTGGTTTCAAAACAAAATATACTCCACCACAGACAACTACAGACGGCAGACCTATTGATGGTCGTGGTCGTGTAATTGCAGCAAAGCGTCGTGGTGAAAAGTATATTCCAATTTTAGTATATTCTCAGATTGATAAGTCCGAAACTTGTCGTCTTTCAAATGCTATAATTCGTAATCTTGAGCATGATCCTTCTACAAAAGCAACACGAAAGGATGTAGTTGCTGCTGGTGTTGGTCTCATCAAACTCGGTGAGTTGAAGTGTGAAGAATCAGATGTACGCCATTGGTTAATGAATCGTCTGCATATCCAGAACTATTTCAATTCTGGAAATATCACCATCATTGTTAATGATATTATCAAGTTAGGTAATGCTGGTGCCTCCGTTGTTCGGGTTCAAGAACGAAAAGCACATGAACACTGGATTGAAAAGAATCTGGGTATCAAAGTAGACAATAAGAAAACTTGGTTATTCTCTGTCGATAATCCTACTTACACCTATCGTGCTCTATGTGAAGCAGTTCTAGATTCTGTTATCAACGATAAAGATCCTGCACAAATCGTTCTTTACACCAATCTTTCTGTTCCTCAGGATGCAAGAGATCGTTTGAAAAAGTTTGTTATTGATCTTGATAAGTTGATTAATGCAACATATAAAATGGTTGCAAAAGACATTTTTGCTGACAACAATCAAATGATTAGTGCATTCAAGTGCAACAAGAAACCCTATGTAATTCTTGGAGCCCGGGCACAATTTATTGGTGAACATGACCTTGATGCAAAATCATTGATTTCTATCGAAAACTATTGATACCAAATGAATGAAGGATTCTTGATTGATAAGGGTGTGTATGCGGCAGTACCTTTCGGGGGGCAACTTATGATACTACATGATGGGCAACAGTTGAAGTTATGTAGAACTGAAAGTTCAGCAAAGAAATATATTGATTCTTTGAGAAAGGGTAAGAGTGTCGCAGAACTACCAATACAATAAACTCAAGGGGGGACGTGTAAAGTGTCCCTATAGTGTAAGCACCAATCCAAATGATTTTTTTATGACTACTGTCCCATTTCTTTATGATCTTTATGACCATCAAAATCAAATTTTAGATTGTCTAAAATCAAATAAAAAAGGTTACATTTGTAGTCCTACGGCTAGTGGTAAAACCTTCACTTTTATTACTGATTCCCGAAGATTTTTATTGCCTGGAAAAGTAATACTTATTGTTGCTCCTCAGTTAATGCTGTCTGAACAACTTTTTAGTGAATTTGATAATCACCTTCCTGATGTTGATTTTTACTATCGCCAAGTATCTTCTGAACCAAAAAAATTCGAACGTGATCGTAAAAAATTAAAATTTCGTATTACTCCACCCAAATCACCTACAACTAATATTGAAGATATTCGAGATACTTATCGTATCGCACAAAAACTTCAAAAACCTTTGATTCTTTTTGTGACTTATGATAGTTTAGATCGTATTGTTTCTTCTTCAATTCCGGTTGATGCTGTTTATTATGATGAGGCACATAATGCAACTTCTTCAGATCATTTCAATTCTGTAAAATCTATGAGTGATCATGCCACTCATAATTATTTTTTTACTGCAACTCCACGTTTTAGTCAGTCAAGAAGTGTAAATGGTTCTGGAATGGATAATGTTAGTGTATATGGTGAGCAAATTGCAAATGTTTCCTTTCAAGAACTTGTTGATCAAGGCATTATTGTGTCTCCTTGGATTCACCTTGTAACAAGTGATGCAGACACTGATAAAATGGATGAAACTTCTGTAAACCTTAAGACAATTAAATCAATTGTAAACAATTATGAAACAGATCATTCTGACACTCCTGCTCATAAAATTCTTTTCTGTGCTCAAGGTACTAAATCAATTCAAGATTTGATGAATGCAGGTTTGCAAGAGTGGGCAACTGAAATGGGATATAAAGTATTGTCAATTGATTCTGTAAATAAAGGATATGTTGATGGCAAGCGAAATATCAACAAATCTGAATTTATAAAGACTCTCAATCAACTTGGAAAAGATCCAAATCAAAAAATGATTGTGTTGCATTATTCAATGCTTGGTGAGGGTATTGATGTGAAAGGTTTTACTGGAGTTGTATTTCTTCGTAATACTCTTTCTAAAATATTTACAACGCAATCTATTGGTCGAGTAATTCGTTCTGCCCCTGGTAAGAAATATGGCATCGTGACTATAGTTCAACACGATAATAATACTAAAGAAAGTGAGGAATTAATCCGACAAATTGTTCTTCAACTTTATCAACAAGGAATCCCTGTATCTGAGATCTTCAGTGAAGAACAAGGACGTGGAAAGGAAGAAGAAATTGTTGAAGACCTTGAGACTAATATTCAGAAAAGAATTCGTGAGTATCATATTCAATTTGAGCATAATAATATTCTTCAGGAACTGTTGAATATTGATGTTGAAGAATTTTCATTCTAATCACTGGGCCCCTGAAAGCGTACCTACATTATGAGCACAAATCAAATGCAACTCATTCAATCTGTTTATGACAAGGCACGATATAAATTTCGTGACGAGTTTGAAAAAGGAATTAAACCTGTTGACGGTAGGCAACCTATTCCTGATGAACTTGCTAAAGAAATGGTTCAGGAATTGATTGATCTTGAAGTACCTAAAAATGCCTTGATTGGTATTTTTGATGCCTTTTTGATTCTATCTACTCATCTTAAAGAGGTAGGATATACCAACCTAGTTCTTCTTGAGAATAATCATAATAACTTGACTAATACACAGGAAAAGTATTATAATAATGTTCAGAACCTATGTGAAAAGTCGGGTATTAAATACTATGTGCCCCCAATGAACAACTATGGGAGATGTGATATGAAATTTGATGTGATCATTGGTAATCCTCCTTATCAAGATGTAAAAGAAGGAACTCGATCTGGTTCTTCTTCTGAACCTTTGTGGTGGAAAATTACTAAAATTTCTTTTGATTTATTAAAAAATGATGGTATTCTTTCTTTTGTAACTCCTACAACTATTGTGAATGGAGGAGAACAGTTTACTGAATTGTTTCTTGGTCAAAATGCAAAATATGATCTCAAAAAAGTAGATTTTAGTGCTAATAATCACTTTAAGGTTGGCATTGATATTTGTCGTTGGGTTGCAAAAAAATCAAAACCTTCTCACTTTATTGCTATTAATGATGGTAGGGTCATAAATTCTTCCCGTGTAAATTATATTTCTCAAGATAAAATATTTGATGAAATTCTTGAAACTTTAGTCAATTATGATGGTGGTAAATTAACATTCAATCAAACAAACTCTTATGATTATCGTTCTGTTGCTCGCAAATTAAAAAAATCTGGTCTACCTGAAGAATGGTCAAAGGATCTTATAGATGTTCAGAATGATGAATATCTATATTCAGTTGCTAATAACGATAAAATTAAATACTCTCGCGTAAAGTGGAAAGATTATGAGGTTTGGCGTGTCTTTGTTCCTCAATTTGTAGGTAATAAAGATATGAAATTCTGGATTGATGATAAGATGGCAGCAACTGGAACTACTTGGACACATCGTTGCAATTCTAAAGAAGATGCAGAGAAAATTTTCTCTATTGTAGATGCTCCAGAATATAAATGGATTATCAATAAACTTAAAGTAAATGGTAGAATAACTGGAAAGATTCGTTCACTTCCTGCCATTCACCTTTCAGAAATCTTAACTTCAGAACAACTTTCTTACATTCAATCACAACTCTGATTATGCAACTTCAACACCCTGCATCATTTGATATAGTAGATTTTCCTCAAATCATAGATGTTCAAACTCTTTCAGAATTTATTAAAAATGTTGTAAAGTACGGTAAAGCACAAGATCCAGACATTTATGACTCACTAAAATATACTGGAGATTGTTGGGAAGTATTTGCAGAGTTCTTTTTTAAGTTTTTTAATGGTGATCATACTCTTACATATACTGCCAATTATGAACCAAATATAGGGTATGATTGTGGAATTGATGGTCGTGGTATTTCAACTCTTGATGGCAATTTATGTGTGCATCAGCATAAGTTTAAGGCAAATCCTACTGCTTATTTAACTAATGATGATAATATTAGCAATATTGCCGCAGATGCAACTCTAAATGAAGGGTTGATTCCAAATGGTAAAAATATTATCATTTTTACTTCTTGTAGAGGAGTACATCCGAATCATGCAATGTCATCTGCACATTGTATATCTGAAAAAGAAATTTCTAGACGAGTGGACAAAAATATAGTATTCTGGAATGACTTTAAGAATGTAATATCTGAAAAAAACTTATGAATAAAAATACTCACAATATAACAGTAGGATCAGAAATTGAAAGAACTGATGAAAGAATCAATGATACCGGAGAAGTATTTACTCCGATAGAATTGTGTATAGAAATGGTAAATGAAATACCTTTAGATATTATTAAAAATCCACAATCAAAGTTTCTTGATAATAGTGCAGGAAATGGTAATTTTATGATTGCATTACTCAATAAACTTACAGAGTATCATAGTAAAGAACATGTGCTGAATTCTATGATCTATGCAGTAGAACTTATGGAAGACAATCACAAAGAAATGTGTAAACGTCTTGGTGTTGATGTAACTCATCCTCACTATATTTGCCATGATGCACTCACTTATGACTATAGTTTTGGTGAACCTGTGGGGATTGAAAAGTTTTTGTTTTGAATAAACTCAAGGGGGGACGTGTAAAGTGTCCCTATAGTATGAGCATACAAAACAAGCATCAAGAACATTTTGAGGATCTAATCCTCACAGGTGACTTATCTGTTCTTGAATTCTTTGATGGTGACTATCAAGTTTCTTTGAAGATTGATGGTTCTCCAGCAATAGTGTGGGGTACTAATCCTGCATCTGGTAAATTCTTTGTGGGCACCAAAAGTGTATTCAACAAAGTTAAACTCAAAATCAACGAATCGCACGAGGATATTGATACAAATCACAGTGGTAATGTAGCACAAATATTACACTGTTGCCTAGATAGTTTACCTCGTACAGATAACATTTATCAGGGTGACTTTATTGGGTTTGGTGGAGTTAACTTCTATACTCCTAACACAATTACTTATCAGTTCCCTGAGATTGTAACACAAAGTATTATTATTGCACCACATACAAAGTGGAGCACTGATGGTGAACTTAGAGATGCTTATGTATCTGGAACTACACCATTCTTCAATGATACTAACCATGTGAAGTTCGTGCAACCTTGTGTAGACTTTATTCGCATAACTTTACCTCA